TTTGGATCAATTTTATTTATATAGTCACATAAATTATTTTTTAAGTATTCATTAATTTTATGATAATCAATTGTTAAATAGAATTTTATATCATCATATGCATCATCATATTTATTGTTATTTAATGTTTCAAATAATGTTTTCATAATATTATAATTTTTTTTATATATATAAATTTTTAATTAATTTTTATCAATATTGGATCAGAAAAAAATGTGTAATCTTTTGGCGTGTAGTAGCACATTAGCATAAATTGATAATCTTCCCTTTCATTTTCATCAAATTTTATTTTAACAAAATTTGTATTAATATCATAATCATATGTCCAGTTAGTATCACTAATTTTTTTATATCCAACTGCATATTTAAATATACCATCTATATTGTCCCAAAATACTTTTATTATATCATTATAAATAGTATATTTTATATTAGAAACATTAAAAGTTCTTTTATCTGATGTTATTATTGTTTTATTAAATTTTAAAAAACATCCATCTTCAATATTAGTACGATCTAATAATAATATACAATCATATTTTATTATATTATTTATATATTCAATATTATTAACATTAATAATTTTAAAATTATTAATGATATTTAAATTATCATTTAATATAATCCCTTCGCATCCATTATTTATTAAGTTAATATTAACTAATATGTTAAAATCAGTAGTATCAATAAAAAATATTACTCTAAAAACATTGTTTTTTAATAATTGATATTCAATTATTTCACCATTAATATCCAAACTATTGTGTACGATATCAGTTACTGGCGTATTTAAATTCATAGTTGTCATATTATTTTATTTAATTTCAACAAATCCATTTTTACAAATATTTTTTTTATTTCCATTATTATCTATTATTTCTAAATATATATTATATATACCTTCATTAGCAAATGTCCATATTAAATTTTTAGCATTACATTCTATTAATATTTCATTTGTATCATAATTTATTATCTTCCATAAATATTTTTTTATATTATAAATTTTTAAATCAGTCGGTAATAAAAATATTATTGTAGTATATTTTTTAACAGTAACTTTTTTATTAGATATATATAAATTATTATAATTAAATGATCCATTTATTGCTGATGTATATAGCATTTTATAACTATTTGGGTCATCATTAATAGATTTATATTTATCAGGTAGCCATATATAATTAATTATATTACCATAATCATCATATTTATATCGTACAGAAGGATACCATCCATAATCTAAACTAGGTGATTGACCATATTCATAATATTTTCTTGATATTATATTATTATAGTTATGATAGTTATGATATCCATAAAGATGAGGATCATTCCAGTTTGCCCATGCACCAATAGGATAGCTATGACTAATTAAAGGGTCTATATATTCACCTATGCATCCATTATCAAATTTTATATATCCTAATGTTTCAGTAGTTTTATATTTTGATATTGCATATATACAATATTCTGTTGGCGTGGTATTTATATTTTTATATAATATATATTCAAACTTTGATAATATATTACCATCATAATTATTAAGTTCATTTACTGCAAATTGCCAATAATCATCTTCTGTAACATTTATATTATCAACAAAGGGCAAATCATGGAACATAAATATATCATTATCATTTATATTTATTGTGCCCCCATTAGCAATATCTAATATTTTAAAATATGGCAACGCACCATCTGAATATTCAAAGTCATCCCACCATAAATGATCTAATTCTTGCCAGCTTATATTATCTAATGATTGCCAATTTATATTATTTAATCCTATCCATTTTTTTGCATAATCAACATCAAAATCAGATTTCCTTAATTTAAAAGATGATGATAATAAGTAAAGCTCATTATTTTTATCATTTATAGTTAATATTGTATTATCATTATCATAACTAATATTAGTTACTTCTAATGTATATTCATTTTCTTTTATATTATAATCAAAATACCAATCACCATTTAGTTGATAAATATTATTATTATTTATAACAAAATCATTATGATAATTATAATCATTGAAATTTAATAATATTTTATTACTATTACCATTTTCATAATGTACTGTTTTTACAATAAATTCATAATATTTATATTCAATAGTAGCATTATTATTTAAATTAATATCACCATCAAGTTCAACAACTTTTATTTGATTACCATTAATATTTTCTACTTGTAAATGTTGAGTATATAATTCATTATTATATATAGATGTCATTGTAATAAAAGTAAATCCAGGAATAATTTCGTTTGGCTCTAAACTATAATTTAATTGAATAATATTATCATTTATGAATGTTATACTATTAGTATTTCTTATTTTATATATTTTGCCATATTCATTAGGTCGTTTCTCTATAATACTATCTAATTGAATACCACAAACAATTTGCGGATGGTTATTATAATTTATATCTATAATATCATTTATTTTAATATTTCTATATAATGGTTTATTTTTATCTGGCTCACATATTACAAATTTAGTATTATTATTAATATGTCCATTTATAATTATCTGATTTCCTATCTCTCTTAAACATTTCCAATTTGTATTTATGCCATTTGGTATATATTCTAATTCAATTTTTGTAATATTATTTTCACTATAATCAGCATTAACAACTCCTACTTTATGTACTATATTATCATAAACAAAATATATATAATCATTGATGTCATTTGTTTTATTGCGTAATGGGGGCTGTATATATTGACCATAGCATTTTATTATATTATTACTTTTATCTATATAAAATAATTTGCCCACATATCTATTTGCTTCATTAACTTTTATGATATCATAACTATCATTTTTTACTATTTTATCATTAAAATCATATAAATATTTTTGTACTGATAAATCATTCCATGATACATTAATATTATTCCATTTCGTATCATTCATTATTTCAGGATTTGCCCAGTTACCACCAAACTCATACCAGCTTATATTATTAGTTTCTTTCCAATTATTTATTGGTTTATGATACTTATACATCATAGTAAAAAATAATTCTGGTATATTAATATCAATTTTTTTTCTTGCTTTTACATAAGCATTTGTCATATCATATAAAGTAAGTTCTATATCATAACTTCCTATATATGGTAGTACTATATTTATATTTCTACCGTCATTTATGTTATATCTTTTATTATAATAAAATTTATTTGGATTTTCATGTTTTATTGTCCATTCTAATTCATAATAATCTAAATGATTTATAGATATCCAAGTATTCAATAAATTATACCATGCATCATTCAATTCACACCATTTTATTAAATTATCGTCAAAAACAAGATTTACTTTACAACCAATAAGACAATCATCTTTATGTAATTCACTATTAGTATCTATGTAATTAATATTATTAAATAAACTGTTACTATAATCTTCTATATCTTCAATATATCCTGATGTTATAATATCAAATGAAGGTGTAAATTCTTTATTGACATAAAAAGTATTGGTATTATCTGACCATGTATTTAAGACATATCTATCAAAATAGATGCCATCGCCTGTTATATCTATTATATGAGCATTTAAAGGTAAAAATTTATTTTCTAAATATTTCTTTAATGAAAATAATTTCATTAAAACTTCATCTTCACTATATAAAAAGTCATCAATAACAACAGGTAGATTATTTTCATAGTTATCAGTTACTTTATTTATATTATAATGTAAACTAAAAAGATTTGTTTTTTTCCAATTATTACTTTTTATAAGGTCATTAATTTGTGTATAATCATCAACATCTAATTGTTTATAATGATTGTACTTAAATTTATTTTGTGATGATATATTTTGTTTATTAATAAAACTAATAATATCATTAACATTAGTTAAATTTCTATATGTACTATTAACATTATTAGAACTGGAAACATTCAGCCAATATTCTTTTATTGTTAAATCACTATAGTCAAAAAATTTTAAAATATTTTTTAATGCTTTATATGATCCTATATAAGGAAATATATTATGATATTCTAATAATAATTCTTTGCGTTTTTCATTAAGTAATTTGTAATTTGGTAATACTTCATTAACATCAGCATCTTTAAATATTTTTGCTTCTGTTTCAGTTATCTTTAATCCAAAATTTTCTAATAATTTATCTAATCGTTCATCCTCACCAATAACTTCACCGTGTATTAATATTTTTGCAATAATAAATTCTCTATTATTATATATTTCATTTATATAAAGATAAGATTCATATACACCTTCATCATCGGATTGTAACCCTATATTAATTTGACATGTACTATTATAATTTATATTAGTAACTCTATATAATTGATTATCAATAGTATCATTAGTACCATCTTCTAATTCAATATTATAATCATATTTTTTTATTACAGATGGATAATTACCATTTTTATCGACAGTAAATAAAAATATATCATCATCACCATCTAATTTTATATTTAACTTGTCATTATATATACCATTATGATTTAAACTATATCTTGGATATATATATTTAAGTTCATTTAAATTATTTTTTATAGCTTCTGATATAAATATATTTTCAACTTCTGTTAGTCCAACTGATATTTCATCATCAAAAAATAAATTACCTTCATAATAAAAAGAAGGAAATGTAAATCCTGATTTATGGTATGGTAATATAACATTATTTATTGAACCATCATTATTTTTTATTATAAAATTAGTTCCTTCTATTACAAAATTATTATTTGTGTTATTGTCTTTTATTATTATTTTTACATTATCACTATAACCAAGACCACCTTTTATGACACCAATTTTTTCTATTTCATTATTAATATTTGTAAGTACTTCTAATTTAGCATCTTCTGTATTTGTATTATCAATAATTTCTATTGATATATTATATATCTTTTTTAAATTAAGGTTATGACCCTTTTTATTGAAAAATTCAAAATTATTGTATAATATCATGAAATAAAAAAATTATTAAAATATAAAATAATATATTTTTTATAAATTATCAAAGTACATAGAATAAACCATTACAATATAATCAATATTGCATATTAATTTTCCATATTCAATTAAATCCTCTTTTGACGCTATATCATCATATTTTATTCCAAATGAATTATCATTTTTTTCACCATATTTATAATTTTCCCCCCTAAAAACATATGAATAAAATTGAGCACCAATAAATTTATTACCATTACAATGGCATAATACATACTTACCTGTTTTTCTATCCTTATTTATGAAATATAAATAAAACTGAGAATTACATATATGATTTTCAATATAATCATCAACTACTTTATTAAATATTTTTTCTGGAACACTTTTAAACTTTGATTTATCTATAATATTTATTATATCATCTTTATGATCATATAAAAATTTATGCACTGATTCACCAAACATATTTACTAATTTAGTGGGATCCTTTTCTAATACAATATTACGATTACTATATAAATTACCTTTATATAAATCAATGTCAATATTTTCTTTTTCTAGTGCATCAAATCTTTTTGACCAATATGATGAATCACTAAATAATTTTAATCCAGGATAATAACGTTTTACATAATTAGGATATTCAATTAATATATTTTCTATTTTTTTAGGATTAATATGTATATCTATCCAATCTAAATTTAACGATGATTCATTTAATTTTTCAAAATACGTTTTCATAATATTATTGTTTTTTATATATATAAATTTTTAATTTATTTTATTAGAATCTTTATCAATAGTATAATTAAATGTTTTTTTTATATTCTTAACTTGCTCAATTAAAAAAAATATCATCTTTTCAAACTCATTTAATATATCTACTCGTTTTTTATCACCAAAAAACGCTGATGACAATGTTCTTTTAAATATTTGACCTTCATAATTAAATCCTAAATTCTTATAATCATCCAGTACACTACGTGATATTTTAAAATATGACTTTTTCATATTATTTTCTTATTTTCTTATTAACTTTATTAAAATTTATATTTACACTACCTAACTTATTACTATCTACTACATCATTAATATATATATCATCACGAGTGTACCACCCTCCTCTTATCAATACCAAATCACCCTTTTCACATACTATATCTCCAAATTCATCTATGCCAACATCATCAGCATCTGGATTGATTTTTTTGTTTTTCTCATTCTCTTCTGATATAAACCATAAATTTACACTATCAACACCATCAATATCTTTTATAATAGCAATCAAATCAGACTTTGGTATTTTATCAACTCTTTTATTATTCAAAAAATAATTTGATAATGCACTTTCTATTTCATTTCTTATCACATCTCTATTATATCCTTCAAATATTTCTAGATCTATATTTATTGCATATCTTTTAAAAATAGGATCTACTATTTTAACAACCGTTGTTATCATTTTTTGCCCACTTTCATCTATCATCTTTAATATCATATTCTTTTCATCTTCCTTTAATAAAAACTCGCTCTGTGGCACACTAAAATAATTTTCATTGCTTTTTATTCGTTTTTGTATGTCAGGAATTAAAAATAAATATATAACATTGTCATCAGTTATGTCTTCATCATTCTTATTACTATAAGCATTAATAAAAGAAAAATAATTGAACTTTTCTAAAAAATATATATAATTATCAGGATTTGCTAACACAAAGTTACGAGATGTCATCGGTGATATTAACTTTGTCAAATATAATGGTTCACTATTTGTACCAAATGATATATCAGTAACTAAACTAATATTAAATATTTTTGATAAATCAACATCATTGCCCATCATATCATATCCAGTATCTTCTATTGTAAATTTAACATCACTACCATACCTTATATTACCATCAACACCAGCAGTTGTTAAATATTCAATTCTTATATTAGCACCAAGTGGTGGTATCATCCCATTATATCCATTACCAAAATATATATCAATGCCACCAGATATTCCTGTTTTTATTATACATCCTTTTGCCTGATATGATATATCTAATAATGAATCATAATTTTTCCATAATTCAGAATTCACATATACTCGTACATTATAATTATCAATATATCTACCGCGCTTAGGAAATATAGAATATGATTGTAATTTATTTCCTGTGCCAGTAACATTTTGTACTTCATATTCACCTTGTACTATATTAACTTCTATACTATTATTTGGTGATAATAAAAATCTAATATCATCAGTAGTTAATTGTATTAAATATGGTAAATTATTATCTAAACATTTTATTTTAGTATAATTAGGTATAATTACTGTATTTCCATTAATGTTAATATTCTCATTATTATATGTTAATAATATATTACCACTAGCAGCAATTGCCCTTGTAGGATTATGCCCAGTAAGTCTTGATAGTCCATATATAGAATTAGCCCTATTTGCTGTATTTATATTAAGTTCTGTTATGGAATCTTCTATATAATATAAAATAAGTCTACCTAAATCTAATATAACAGATAATAATTGACCAAATGGTGAAGCATTAGTAAAAACTTGATTTACTTGGTCATATTGCTTTTGTAAAAAATTTTTTGCTGAATTATATAACTCATTATAAGTTATTTTTGCTTTATCAAAAATTTTTAATTGTGCCATTTAAAATAAAAAATATATTTTATAAATAATCAAAGTACATAGAATAAACCATTACAATATAATCAATATTGCATATTAATTTTCCATATTCAATTAAATCCTCTTTTGACGCTATATCATCATATTTTATTCCAAATGAATTATCATTTTTTTCACCATATTTATAATTTTCCCCCCTAAAAACATATGAATAAAATTGAGCACCAATAAATTTATTACCATTACAATGGCATAATACATACTTACCTGTTTTTCTATCCTTATTTATGAAATATAAATAAAACTGAGAATTACATATATGATTTTCAATATAATCATCAACTACTTTATTAAATATTTTTTCTGGAACACTTTTAAACTTTGATTTATCTATAATATTTATTATATCATCTTTATGATCATATAAAAATTTATGCACTGATTCACCAAACATATTTACTAATTTAGTGGGATCCTTTTCTAATACAATATTACGATTACTATATAAATTACCTTTATATAAATCAATGTCAATATTTTCTTTTTCTAGTGCATCAAATCTTTTTGACCAATATGATGAATCACTAAATAATTTTAATCCAGGATAATAACGTTTTACATAATTAGGATATTCAATTAATATATTTTCTATTTTTTTAGGATTAAGATTAATATGTATATCCCTCCAATCTAAATTTAACGATGATTCATTTAATGCTTCAAATAATGTTTTCATAATATTATTGTTTTTTTTTTATATATATATAAATTTTTTAATAAATCAAATTACGCAATGCCTTTTGTCCATCAATTGAAATATCTACTATACAAACATCATTATACTTATCTTTGACAAAACTAACATCAACATCAATTGGTACTACTAATGCTTCTGGTATATAATAATATATCTGATCCTTAATTTTTCTTTTTATAGTCTCATTTGATGCATTTAAAGAAAAAACATACTCTTCTAAATTAACACCAAAATTAGCATCTCCTAATACTTCACCAGTCCTAGTTTCTAATATCATTCTTATCTTTGCTAATATACTTTCATATATATCAGAATGTTCTAATATATTATCCTGATATGTGCTGTCATTGGGATTTTTTATGTAAATTTCTTTGATTGGCATTTAATATTAAATAAATTTAATATCATATCCTTTTGAATGACAAAATTCTTCGATAGCATCTTTAATGTTTTCTATTTCATAACTTCTCATCATATTATTTACCATTTGTTCAATATATGTCTCCAATTCTAGGTCATAATCAAAATCTTCAGGATTATCAAGGCCAAGTTCTTCCCAATCATCTTTCGTATATGGAAAATTCCAACAATCAATATTGCCCACCCAACTTAATGGTACACTACCATCTGGATTTTTAAAAGAATAATTTTTTCCAGGCTGACCTAAACTTAAATAAAGATCATCATTTTCTATTTTTGCCCAAATAGGGCAAGTCCATCCTTTAAACCCAGCACCTTCAGATTCATAAAATAAATCTTTTAACGCACCTTCTAAATCAAATTTAATAGTTTTTTTATAACCAGAATTTTCATTCAATTTTTCAAATAATGTTTTCATAATATTATTATTTTTCTTATATATATAAATTTTTTATTTATTTTTTAAAAAATCATCAAAGAATATTGGCGGTGAAAATATGCCCACCCTATATACTTGCTGTGTGTCATCAAGAGCATTTTGCATAGTGTAAAAAATCTCATCACCATTTGGTGATGGTAATATAGCATACTTATTTTGTTGATTATATGACGCCATATAATCATCATAATCAACTAAAATAAATTTTTTATTGTTCATAATATTTTTTTACTATATATATAATTTTTTTTAATTCTAGATATATTAATAATCATAATATTTATCATTTTGGTTTTTGAAATAAAAATATATATTCATGTTTGAAAACATAAAATCCACCAGCTAAAGCTCTGTAACGCCATAATTCTTTTTGTTTCATTTTTCCCTTTGTATTTTCAAAATTTTTTACAATTATAGATTTTAATATATAATTTCTTTTTAATACTTCATTCATTGAATAAAAACCTAATGGTATCCATTCACCATTAGAATATTTATCGCCAATTATCAATGCCATATATCTATTATTTTCTAAAATATCATATGTATTATCAATTACATTACCTAATAAAATTAAAAAATCAGTAATAGATTTTGCATTAGATAAATCATTAGGATTATCACTAAATTTTATAATATCCCAATATGGTGGATGTAAAATTAAAAATTGTACATGATTTATATTTAATTTATTTAAAATATTATTAAAATCTAACTTAGTACTATCAGCATTTATAATTTCAGTTTGTATATTAAATTTATTATATTCAGAAGAAATATTGTTGTTAGCTAATTCAATAACATCTGGCAATAATTCTATTCCAATACCATTTCTCCCTAATCTTTTACATTCAATTAATGTTGTTCCACTTCCAAGAAATGGATCTAATACCCACTCATTTTGTTTAGTATACCGTCTTAAAAATTGATTTGGTATTTGCGGAATAAAATTACCCCAATATTTTGCATTATGCGAACCAGAATTATCTCTTTTATGTAATATCCATAAACTATCTGTTATTATATCATCATATTCTTTCCAATTATTTAAATTTATATCATTAATCCCATTTGTTTTTACTTCTAATATACTCTTTTTTAATCTTTTTATATAATAATGAATACGTTCTATAGTTTGAGATTTTAAAATAGTATTAATTTCATTTAATATTATATTCGTATTATATTTAATTATATCACCTTTATTAGTAATATTAATTAACCCATAATTATCAGAATTTGGATTTTTTATTATTTGAATAATATCTAATAATTCTTTTTTTATTTTATCTATATTATTTACTTCTTCTAAATTATTCAAAATAGACAAAAACACATCTTTATTAATGTTAATAAATTTATTTATATTATCTTTTTCATTAAATTCAAATAACGATAATTCATTATTTTTCATATATAATTTTTTTTAAAATTTTGTTTCTGCGGGTAAACGAGTAACATTAACATCTATTGTTTGTGTTCTCAATATATTTTGTAATGATACTATTTGCATACTCATTTCTGATATAGCTTCTAATAATATATTAATTCTATCATCTTTTTCTGTTTTAGTAGTAGCTACTGGTACTTTTGCTGTACTTTGATTGTTCATTTTCTCTATCATTGATCGTGCTTTTTTACTTTCTACTACATTAGTAACTTTTGATTTCTCTGTATCATTACCATTAAACATCTTTGATAACATATCTACATTATTACTAACTTTATTTATATCTAATTTACTAAAATTAGTCATTGCATTAGTAAATTCAGTATACATTTTAATAGAATTTGGTGATAATTTTGAAAAATTAATTGCAAATGATTTCATGGAATTTGAAAATTTATCAAAAGAATTAGCAAATTTTTCAAACGGAGTAGCTATATTACTAAATTTAACTAATTGTTTACTAAATTCTGATAAGAATTCCATAACATGTTTAGTCTTCTTTTTGTCAATATCTATTTTTGATATGTTTGTTGCTAAAATAGATATTGACGATGCTAAATTACTAGTAACTGTTTTTATATCAATATTTTCATTTGTATCAACCCATTCTTCTCTACCTGTTTTGGGATTTAAAACTAATTTTTTAACTTTTACATTAGATAAATTAGCAAATGTGCTTAATCCCTCAGTATAATTTGATACCATCTCACCTATTGGTGATAATACTTTAGTTATGCGACCTAATGCTTTTGTCTTTGGATACTTCCCCTTTGCATCAGGCTCACCAGCAATATTTATTAAATTACTAGATAACATTGATATTGACCCAGTAATATTTTGTGTTATCTCTGATATGCTTATAGTACTTCCATCTTCCAATTTTATGTTTTCTATATTAGCAAATGTACTTAATCCTTCAGCAAAATCACTTAACATATCACCTATTGGTGCTATTGCATTAACAGCCTTGCCAATTAAACTTGTATTATTTTTAGCAATTCGTTGACCTCGTTTAGCACTTCGCCTTTCTTTCCTTGTCATACCACTAATATCTTCTATGATATTACCTCCAGATAATCCTATTAACCCTGTTGCTAATTTTTCTATAGCACTTATTGATTGTGATATTGCTAAATCAATATTTACCGAACCTTTATATATAGGTTTGCCATTTTTATCATATCCATCAATAAGTGGTATATTTTGTAAATTAGCCCAGCCACCAATTCCTTTTGCTAAATCAGATAATGACTTCCCTAATAGCATAGCACTTCTTAAACCAGCTTTAAATTGTTTTCTATCCGAACGTTCCATATCAAAAGCAGAAAATACATCAACAATACTCTTTGACCCACCACCCCCACTAATAAATGTATTTATATTTTGCATTGCCATATCTATATCAGCATGCCCTTCATATATAGGTCTACCATTCTTATCATATCCAGATATAATAGGAATATTTTGTAATTTTGCCCAATTGCCGACACCACTTGCTAATAATGATAATGAACGACCTATCTTTCTAGTCATTCGTATACCTTTTATAAATTCTTTCTTATCTTCTATTTCTGATATAGTTTTAAAAGGTACTATTATTCCTTTATTTTTACCATCACCAATAAAAGTCATTATATTCTGCATTGCCATATCTATATCAACATGTCCACCATAAATTGGATTACCATCTTTATCATATCCTGTTATTAACTGAATATTTTGTAATTTTGCCCATGCACCTACCCCACTTGCTAATTTTGATAATGTCCTACCAATCATACCCACTGCTCTTATTGACTTCATTAAAATTGGATTTAATCCTATTATACCGAAGCCATCAGCAAGTCCTTTTGTTAATTCTTTGAATTTATTTGTATCAAAATCTAATGCTTTATTTTCATTAAATTTTTTTATACCAGCACTAAGTGATATTAATGATGCTCCCATTAATAATACTACACCACTACTGATAGCAATAAATGGGGACGCATATGACAATCCTACAAAAGCCGCACTGAGACCTAATAAAAAAGTACCTATCTTACCTATGTCTTCCCAACTTTTATCTTGAATATTATCAAACATCTTTTTAATACCTATACTTAATACTACTAATCCCATGCCAATAACAGCAACAGATAATGAACCTAATAATATTTGTGAGCTCATTTTTCCCATCATCATAAATGATACGCCAACGCCTATCATTGCAACAGCTATTGCACCACCTAATGCTAATGGTTTTATACCCAGTAATTTTGAAGATAACGCAAATGTTAATGCCATTAATGATATACCACCAGCTAACATTAAAAAACCAACTCCTATATCTTTTATTGCATTAACACCCCTCTTCATAACACCTGTTTGATTTAGCGCACCAAAAAATGCAAATACACCACCAATAGCTAATAAACTACTTGTCATCGCAAGTACACCAACTGCCGCATTATTTGCACCAAATAATGCTGATATAGATACAAATGTTAATGCCATTAATGATATGCCACCAGCTAGTATAATAAAACCTTTCCCTACATTATTAAATGTTTTTATGCCTTCTTTTACTTTTTTATCACTAAATATCATAATAGCACTTGCTATGCCTATCATTCCAATAGCAATACCAGTAACAGTAACAGCAATACCACCCCCACCAAATAATGCACCAATGCCTGCAAAAGTAATACCTAATAATGATATAGATATAGCAAAATTCTTTATTGAATCACTTATTAAATTTAATGATATGTTACCTTGCTTTATATTTTTTTGTGCATTGCCTAATTTTAAAAAAACATTTTCAAAATCACCAATTACTTTAATTAATAATTTTTCAAACGGTAATATAAACAGTATATTTTTTGATAATTTAACTAATGTACTAGTCATCACAGATATTGCATTGCTCATTGTTTGAAAATTTTTGACATTTTTATCTATATTAGTATGTTTTTTATCAAAAATATCAAATAATCTACTTACAAAATTAATGTAATCAGTTTTAACACTTTTAGGTATAATACTAAATTTTAATAATCCATTTGATAATAAAATTGTAGCACTACCCATATCTTTTAATGATGAAGACTTATTATTGACTACATTATTAGTTGTTTCTTTTTTATCTTTTAATATTGATATTATTGTATCTAATTTTGAAATTATTTTTTCTTGATTTACATTTTTGCTATTTTTTATTATATTACCACCAATTAACACATTATTATTATTATTAGAATCATCCTTTGTTTTATCATCAAGTTTGTTATTAATATTAGATATAATATTTTCAGTTCTAATAATTACATTAAGTATATTTTCTAGTGTGATGGCGGGATCTTTCATATTGCTAATATTTATATTTTGATAATTTATCTATAGAAAAATTATTAGATTTAAACATTTTTTGATATTTTTCATTCCCTTTTTTGTATTCTATCTCTTCTTTTTTTCTTTGTTTTTCAGCTTCGTTATCCATATTTATTATATTATCAATTATATATTGTATTCTAAAAAATTCCATCTTATCAATTTCAGATGGCTGGATATGTAATCTATTTATTAATGTAAACTCATAATTATTTAAGCTTGTCCAAGATATCTGAAACAATGAAAATGGATTTAATCCCTCCTTGAAAGGATAATGGAATGGCGACCTCACCTTCGCCAGGAACATTTGCTTTTATCATAGTGCTAACACTATCTTTTAATAAATCAACAACATTAGATAAAATTGATATTATTTCTAAATCCCATGAATATGATTCTTGTAACATATTATTATACGTTGTCCTATCTAGTTTACGCCAATCATCAAATAAAAATAAAGAATATCGTTGAAATATTTCATCTATTTTTTTACCATTTTGTTGCATTTCAATATTATAATTCTTTAAAAATTCAACAACACCTAAACTGGGTATATATAACTTTAATATAATACCACTAGATGTATTAAACACGAAACATTTATCTTTATGTGAATAAAATTTCATTAATTTATCAGGTGGATTAAAATAATTAATTATTTCTTTTTGAACTTTTATTTTTTCTATATTACCATCATTTTTAGTATATTCAATTATTAAATCATTTTCGCCTTCTTTAAAAGTAATTTCCCGTATTGCAATAACTAAATAAAATCTATCTATCTCCTTTAAATCTCTATATGTTGCTTTTTTGCCAGGTATTATTATCTGTACACATTTTTCTATTATATAATTTAAACTATCTTCAATAGATATAGGATCATTATCATCTATCATTGACCAATGTCTAATTTCCCCGAATGTAGCCGCTCTTATTGCTATTTTAGTACCATCAGGATAATAAAGACCTTGTGTGGGTAATAATTCTAATGATATTGGCTTCCACCCCATATTATCTTTATCTAAATTAATATTATTTATTGGAGCAATATCTTTTATATTACCCAAATCATTATTTTCTAGCCTTTCTATTATTTTTTGGGCTTCAATTTCTTTAGTTTCCATAATTATTATTTTATTTTAATATGTCAATTATTATAATATTGTTTCTTCCCAATATGTTGCTATTAATTTCCATTCTTCAACTCTAAAAATATCTTCTGATGACCAATCATATTCATCAGGCCCCTTTACCATACTGCCAGGAATAACATTAGGAAATGTTAATTGTCTGAATATATCACCATTAGCATTAAATTGCACAATTGTCATAGGACCGCCGCTATATTCCTTTTTTAATCCCATTTTACCTGTCAAAGGATCATATGCTAAATTACACCATTGCCGTATTGCTTTATATACATACATTGAATTAGCATCATTTAAATTAACTTCAAAAGATAATTCAATTTCTTGTGTAGGATCTGTAATTGCACCACCCACAAATGCTCTAGGGTAATTCTTATATTTTTGGTATTTGGGTGTTGGAAATCCTTTTGTTAAATCTATTCCCCCGATGCTAATAATATTTTCCATAACTAAATCCCAATCAGAAATGCCCGCCGGGGGTGTTATCATAACTTCAAAATTTGCATAATAAACTGGTTCCCAGTTATTAACAGCTGCTTTTGAATTTTTATAATGAGGTAAACCTGCCATAATATTATTGTTTTTTTATATATATAAATTTTTATGTAAATGTATAAAATCCACCACTTGCAATTTGTCCTGGCGATACTATTTGTATTCTATTAATTAGCTTATTCATACCATAATATGGTTCAATAATAACATCAATTATTCCAATAGCATTTTTTATCACATCTGTTGTATTATTTTTATCATTCATTATAGTTATATAATCATATATACCACCATTATTTTTAACAGATTCTAAATAATTATCAACTAATGTTTTAATTTCTAGTCTTATTCTCGTATCATTTTTATCAAATACATAGTTACTTAATATTTTTTCTATTCTATCTTCTATTGTTATTCCCAAATCTCTTATATGCAAATAATTTAATGGATCTAACATTTTTTGATACGATGTCATATCACCATAAATCATTATACCATAATTTCTATCATTGATAATAGCATTTATGCCCATTTGTTCTAAATATACTCTATCTGATTTAAGGAAGTCATATTCTAATCCTACGAGTTTATTGTTTGATAATACACCACGTTTAGGGCCTGCTACAATATCATAAGGTATACCATTTTGGAATTTTCTTATAAAATTATTAGAAACATCAGCAGCAGGTGGCACATATTTTATTTTATTATCTTCTCTAATTTTTAAAAATGGAGTAAAAAATCCACTATATTTACTACCATTTTCATCATCAGGCAATGTAAATTTAAAACTAGGCGCCATTGATAAATTACCACCACTTGCTATATATTCTACCTTTAATACTGGTTTCGGATTTCCATTTTCAATATCAGGCATGTCAGTAAACATAGGATCAGTAGAAGCCATAAATTTTGATATAGATGGTAAATTAAGTAAAGCTAAGCATGTTTGTCTTTTTTTCGCTAATCTAGACAAAATTGATTTTGCCCCACATTGCGGTTCTAATCCACCATCAAATGTATCTACTATATATCTAAAATCAATTAAATTTTTATCTGATAATACTTCTGATAAATTAGTATTTTCTAATACACCATATATTTTCCAAAGTTGATTTTCACCGCCAGGCATATGATAAGATGTTATCTTAAATCCTTCTAATTTTGTGAATTGTAAATTAGTAGCAAAATCATTTATTGGTAAATATCTACATACATAATCATTACCTGATATATTTTCAATAAATATAGGTTCATTAACAGTAATTTCATATTCAACAATTCCATTACTATTAACACTTTTAGTCTTGCTTATTACTCTTGTTAAATGTTTTTCATTAATATTACCACATACTAATAATGAATTAACATTAATTTTGTTATTATCAGTTGCACTAATTTTAAATTTAGTTTTAAGATTATTTAATGACATTGGTATAATAGGAATATATTCTTTAATATTACCAATACCTGTTTGTATACATATTCCATTATTACATTGAGAACCATCTAAACAATAAAATGATGATACAAAAGGATCTGCTAATGCAGTAAGATTTATATCACTGTATTCTTTTGCTTTATAGCAATCTAATCCATATTCACCTATTGATTTTGTAAATGATAAATATACTTGACTAGATAAAGAACTATCTGTATATGCAAAATCACCATTTACTATTGAACCATTATCCAATTGTTTATATAAATCATTTCCATTATATATTTCAATAACTTTATTTGTATTATCAAATTTTATTAATGAAGGATTTATAATATATGTTAATTTATTATTTGTTAAATCAGGAATATAATTTTTATGATCTGATATTATGCATATATATCCTTCTTTGTTATCAATTTCATTAACATTAAAATTATAACTTACATAATTAATATAGTTTTTTAAATAATAGTTACTTAATTGTAAATCATTTATCAAATCATTTTCATCACTATAAATTTCTATATCAATATTAGGTGTTGTATTAATAATATTTTTTATCACAAAATACTTATTAGTACCTTTAACATATATAATATCAAATTGATTTAATGATGTATTAGTAGTAGTAATAGAAAATCTTTTATTTGTTTCGTCTGCATTATCAAATATTGCATTATATATACCAGCATTATTAGTATTTTTGTCAGGATTTGTTAATGTTAATTCTAGTGATAATCCAGTATTATTAATATCACTGACTTTTAAATATTGACTATTGCCACTACCATAAGTTTTAATTAAAGTATTTTTTGTTATACTATTAACTAAATTATTATATTCTTCTAATGTAAATACAGTTGCATTAGGCATCGGTTTAGGTATTATAAATGTATTAAAAAACGGACTAGCATCATTTTCATACGGTATTGATGATATCTTTATTGTATTATTATTAAAATCACTATCAGAATAAGTTATTGTACTTTCCTCATTAGAAAAATCAGTCGGCGTATTAAAAATTATCTCTTCCATAATAGGCGAATTGTATGATAAAAAGTTTAATGAAGATTTATTACTATCTATTAGACTATGACCTACCATATCAATTTTATATTTTGAATTTATATAATCATCTATCATATCTCTATTTATAGTCATAAATACACCAGTTTGCTGTGATTGATTATTAACTAATGTTTCAATAAATCTATTTGTACCATTATTATCTATAAAATCAGGTATTATACATCCTGTTATGCTTGCAATAACATCTACACTACTATCAGATAAGAAATCATCTAACTTATTTATTTTTATACCATTATTATTAAAATACTTTGCATAATAAGGATCTATTGATAAATTAATATAGTTTGTCCAATCACCATTTACTATTATAACATCAATAAAATAATCAGATATATAATCATAATCTTTTATATAATCAGGAACATTACCATTACCAAAATATTCACGAGCAGTAATATTAAATCCAATTACATTTTTTGATTTTCTAACAATTAATGAAATTGGCTTTTGTCCAACATTAACAAAGCTAATAAGCATATCTTTAGTGTTAATATGATTATTAACAATTGCATGAAAATTAGAATTATCTAAAAACCAAAATCTTTCTTTATTGTAAAAAGATGATAATAATTCCTTTGTTATACATGAATTATCCTGGCTAGGTGATAATGAAAAAGATTTATATTCTACCATATCACCATTATCGGGGTCATTATTAAGTGCCATTAAATTAAGTGCTAGCACAGGCCCTTGTTGTAAACATGTCTCAATTGATCTATGAAAAAATGACCCTCTTTTTTCTAATATAGGATCTATATTACCAAAAATTTTTCGTGATGTATTAACATTATCAAGATATACTGGTGTATTAAATATTCCTTGACGTGAAAAGCCCACTACTAACCGCAAAGTATCTGTTGCAATTGGTCTACTTTCAGAAGTACTATATTCAACAGTATATACACCTGCTGCTTTAAATTTATTTAAATCAAAAACTAAATTAGCCATAATATAATTTTATTTTTTTTTATCTATATATAAATTTTTTTAAAATAAATTTACTTTTTGTATTTCTTTGAAAAAATCAACTAATATTTTACTATTATCATTATTTTCATTAAATATTTTATTATCATATATTTTTCTATATATAGCTGGCTGAATATCTATCATATCTTCTATAATTTCACCATAACTATTACTATTTATAAAAGCAACTAAATTAACTAAAGTCATAGCACAATCATCATGACCCATTTGACCCCTATATCTACCATCTTTATCTAATCCAAAATTTTCTATTTCTTCAATAGTATTTTTTTCATTAATAATTATATATTTATTTTGTATTAATGTCTTTAATTCAGACACATATATATCCTTATTATCTCTTTTTATTTTTACGCCTGGATTTAATTGTTTATTTGATGACGAATGTTGTGTATGTAAAAATATATTACTATAATAATTACGATGTTTACTCATATATTCTATCAATAAATCACCTTTAAAATTAATTTCTAAAACAATTTTTACATTATCCGAATTAAATATATCAAAAACTAATGCACTTAGTATACTAGCAAATTCATTTATTGAATAAATATTAGACCTCCAAATACCAATTTGTCTTAGCCGAAACATATCAGTCTCATCTTTAATTCTCTTTCTTTTTTTAAATTGTGCTATCGATACTGGTTCAATTTTGAAAATATTACATACTGTATAATCTTTGCCTACACCATCACTTAAATCAATAGAAAATATAAATTTATCATTATTATTAATATTATTAAAATCAAATTTATCATCCCACAATAAATCACCATAATTTTCTACTAATTCATTCATCTTTTCATTTTCTTGCCATATATATTGCTTTTTTATTTTTTCTAAAAATCTAACTATACTGCCCGATAATAACATACTACTTGATGTCAAAAATTGACATCCATATTCCTGATTAAATAATTCTTCATTGCCACCTAAATTTGCTATTTCTCGTTGCTTCCATTCTTCATCCCTACCCGCTACCTTGTACCACGGCACCACCATTGCTTTATAATCATTCTTACCTTCCATTGCACCCATATATAATTCATAAAATAAATTAAACTTATTAGGAGTGGATGTTATTATTATCCTAGATATATCTGATGATGATAATGTGGGGAATATAGAACGATAAAAAGGTACTATAAAATTTCTATTTATATGAGCAAACTCATCAGCATATAACAAATGAATAGTAAATCCAATAGCAGACGTCTTTGTAGTTGCTTGTGAAAATAATCTACATCCATTATCAAATTTCATAAATGTCTTTGCATCTGAAGATATGCCAGGTTTTAAAAAAAATGGTAAATTCCTATACATCGTTCTTATCTTATCTACAATCTCAATAGTAGTATTCAATTTATTTGCTATCACTAATATATTTTTTTCATAATTAAAACAAATATACCATAATATAAAAATAGATGAACATGTTGTTTTACCAATTTGCCTCGATGCATTTACAATAGAATATCTATTATTCTGAAACATCCTTAACATTTCTACCTGATAATCTCTAAGTACTATATGTTTTATACCAGCATCAGTCATTGCATAACAATAATTATTAGCAAAATATACAACATCACTAGCACACCTTAATAGTTCTTTTTGCTCATCCCTTGTATACTGAAATAAAATATTAGAATTCCTTAAAGTAACATCACCACCATAAAAACATTCCATATTTACAGTATCACCAGAATCAATCCTTCTTATTTGCTCATTAATTAATTCTGTATTCCAAATTGTATTACTTATCATTTTTGTTTGTATTCAATTTATTCTTTAAATTAACATAAAATTAACTAATGTACTAATAAATCAATATGATTCATAGTCTTTACAGAATGTATAACTTCCTTCTTTTCCATACCTTCATAAAATCTATTATAAGCATAGTATCAAATTTCATAGTATTTTATAGCACTATGAAACTTGTTTGTAAGGATAATATCCTTTCGGGGTTATCCTTACTGGACTTACTACAAAGCCCTCTATCCCATTAGTCGTAAGACAGTTTGGGATTGCCTTTCGCATTATGTTTCCACTACCATTAATATCTGCATTGATGATAATTCCATCCTTGCTCTTAAACAAGCCACGACTTATCCTCCTTCCAACATATTCATC